GCAGATATCACTTATGCAACTTCACAAATACATTATAAGGTAAAACCTGGTAGAATGATTTTCTTTCCATCATATATGCCTCATCAATATATTGTTGATATGGGTTATGAGCCTTTTAGATTTATACATTGGAATTGTCAGGCAATACCAAAATCAGTTTTACAATACAAAGGAGAAAATGATGTCATTCAAAAAAAATAAATACTCAGTATTAAAAGGAGCTATTTCACCAGAACTCGCAGATTTTGTTTATAAATATTTTTTAAACAAAAGACAGGTTGCAAGATTTTTATTTGATAACAAATACATTTCACCATTTACAGAATACTTTGGTGTATGGAATGATCAACAAGTGCCAAATACTTATTCTCATTATTCTGACATTGCAATGGAAACATTATTGCAAGAAGTAAAACCTGTTATGGAAAAACATACAGGTTTAAAATTATCTGAAACATATTCTTATGCAAGAATTTATAAAGAAGGAGATGTACTTGCTAGACATAAAGATAGATACTCTTGTGAAATTTCAACAACATTAAATCTAGGTGGAGATGAATGGCCAATCTATTTAGACCCAACAGGTAAGGAAGGTCAGGCTGGAATTAAAGTCGACCTCAAACCTGGAGATATGTTAATTTATTCTGGATGTGAATTAGAACATTGGAGAGAAGAATTCAAAGGTAAGAACTGTGGTCAAGTATTCTTACATTATAACAAAGCAGGATCTAAAACTGCTAAAGAAAATGAATTAGATAAGAGACCTTTAATTGGTCTACCAGCTTGGTTTAAAGGTGCTAAGTTGACTAAATCTAAAAAATAGTCTATAATCTAGACTTGTACGGGGATTCCACCACACCACATCCCCGTACTTTTAATCTGTTGATATAAATAAAAGTGTGCTATAACATCAAAAACGGATTATTTTATGTTGCAGAAAATAGGATTTCAACCAGGTTTTAACAAACAAATTACAGAAACCACTGCTGAAGGACAATGGGTAGGCGGTGATAATGTAAGATTTCGTTATGGAACACCTGAAAAAATAGGTGGCTGGGCACAGTTAGGTGAGAATAAACTAACAGGTGCAGCAAGAGCCATGCATCATGTTGTTAATAATTCAGGAACTAAATACTCTATTATTGGAACAAACAGAATTTTATACGCCTACACTGGAGGTGTATTTTATGACATACACCCAATTCAATCGACAACTACTTTAAGTAATGCATTTACAACAACTAATGGGTCAACTTCAGTAACTATTACATTTGCAGCGCCACATAATATTAATGAAAAAGATATTATTCTTTTAGATAATTTTACGGCAATTACAGGATCAGATTATACCGCATCCGATTTTAATGATAAAAAATTCATGGTCACATCTAGACCAACCGATACAACAATTACTATTACTATGCCAACTGCTGAAACAGGAGCAGGAGCAACTTTATCTGGAGGTATTAGAGTTCAACATTATTATCCTGTTGGACCTGCACAACAACTACCAGGATTTGGTTATGGATTAGGACAATGGGGTGGAACTGTATCTGGAGAAGCAACTACAACTTTAGTAGGTTCTATTAATGCTGTTCAAACAACAGGTATTCAATTAACGGATACTGCCTTATTTCCAGTATCAGGTACTAACTATGTTCAAATAGGTTCTGAAGAAATATCTTATACTGGTATTTCTGGAAGTGAATTAACTGGTGTTACAAGAGGTGTAAGAAATACTACAGCTGCTATTCACACTACAGGAGATACCATTACTAATACTACTGATTATATTGGTTGGGGTGAAGCGGCATCAGGAGACTTTGTAGTAGATCCAGGTGAATGGTCAATTGATAATTTTGGTGCAAAAATAATTGCATTGATTCACGATGGTAAATGTTTTGAATGGGATTCAAATACAGCAGATGCTATAAACTATAGAGCAACCGTTATTAGTGGAGCGCCTACTGCATCAAGAGATATGTTAGTATCTACACCTGATCGACACTTAGTATTCTTTGGAACTGAAACAACTATCGGTGATCCAACTACACAAGATTTAATGTTTATAAGATTCTCGGATCAAGAAAATATAAATGAATATGCACCAACTTCAGTTAATACTGCAGGTACACAAAGACTATCAGATGGTTCTAGAATTGTAGGTTCAGTTAGAGGTAGAGATGCAATCTATGTTTGGACAGATACTTCTTTATTTACTATGCGTTTTGTAGGTGCACCATTTACATTTGGTTTTGCTCAAGTAGGTACTAACTGTGGATTAATTGGAGAGAGTGCAGCATTAGAAGTTGATGGTACTGCGTATTGGATGTCAGAAAATGGTTTCTTTAAATATGCAGGTAATCTAGAATCGATGACTTGTTTGGTAGAAGATTTTGTTTATAATAATTTAAATACTACGGCATCACAATTAATTAACGTTGGACTTAATAATTTATTTGGAGAAATTACTTGGTTCTATTGTACTTCAAGTTCAACTGTTGTAAATGCTTGTGTTACTTACAACTATATTGAATCAAGTCCACAAAGACCTATTTGGACAACAGGTACTTTAGCAAGAACAACATGGGTTGATTCTGCTGTATTTGGTTTACCTCATGCAACTAAATATAATGCTGCAGATGATTCTTCTTATGATGTAATAGGTAATACGGATGGTAGTACTATATACTTTGAACATGAAACCGGAACCGATGAAGCTTTAGCAACAGGTGTTAACGCAATTACATCTAATATTGAATCAGGAGATTTTGATATTAGTCAACAAAGAAGTGCTTTAGGTCAATCATCAGGTATTGCAACATTCAAAGGTGATGGTGAATATATTATGAAAATTAGACGATTTATTCCTGACTTTTTATCTCAAACAGGAAATACACAAATCACATTAAATTTAAGAAACTATCCAAATAGTTCTTATGCAAGTTCACCTCTTGGACCCTTTACAATTACATCATCTACAGATAAGGTAGATACTCGTGCAAGAGCAAGAGCTTTGTCTTTGAAGATTGCCAACACAGGTGTTTCTCAAAGTTGGAAACTTGGAACTTTTAGATTAGACACACAACCTGATGGACGTAGATAATGGCAAAGATAGTACAACCTTTAACTAGACCTAGTAAACAATACGAACAAAAAAATGCAGATGCATTAATTAGAGACTTGGATAGTTTAATTCAAAAATTAAATTCTACATTTCAACAAGACCTTAGAGAAGAACAACAAAGATTTTCTTGGTTTATAGGGAGTAATTAATGGCTAATAAATATAAAAACGCTTTTTTTAATTTACAAACAACAGATAAAATAGATGTGTATACAGCTCCTTCTGATTCAAGAGCAATTATTAATACTATACAAGGGAACAATCATGCTGGATCAAACCCTGAGTTAGAAGTATTTGTATATGATAGTTCTGCTTCTACAGAATATGAAGTATCACACAAAGTAATTGCAGCTAAAACATTTGAAAATTTAATATCAGGAACTTTAATTTTAGAAGAAAATGATGTATTAAGAGTTCAAGCTTCTGTTGGAGGAGCAATAGAAGGCTTCGTAAGTTTATTAGAATTAAATAGAGAGTAACATGAAAACAATAAACGTAGACGGAAAAGAAATACCTTTAGTAGAACCTACTGAAGTTATTGTGACTATAAAAAACAAGAAAACAGGGGAGATTTATCAAGATGAAGAGGCACTAAAGACAGCAAATGTACCTCAAGAAGATGTACAAAGAGATGTATTAGTTAAGATGCCAAGACTTGATTTATTTCCAAAAACAAAATAAAGTAGATAAATTATGCCAATTTCAAGTATGCAACAACCCCGACAAATGTATGGCCTAGGTAGCTTTGTAAAGAAAGCTGTCAAGGGAGTTACAGGTGCCGTTAAAGGTATTGTTAAATCTGATTTAGGTAAAGCTGCGTTATTGGGTGTTGGACTTTATGGATTACCAGGAGGTTTTGGAGGTATTACAGGAATATTACGTCCAGATAGTGCTTTAAGATTTGGAGGATTAGATTCTTTTTTAAAAAAAGAAGGAGTTAAAAAAATAGGTGGAGTTTTAAGAGACGTTGCAGTTGGAACTGGTATTGCTGGAGTTACAGATTATTTAACAAAACCCGACGATCCTGAAGCTAGAATAGGTGGTAGATCTAAAGATGAAATAGAAAACGTTATATCTGGCATGAAACAAAATTATAGAAATCTAGGTTATGAAGAAGGTGAAATAGATTTACTCATTGAAGATTATGTACAACAAAATTATCCTGGTTATGGTAATTATGCTAATGGAGGCCGGATTGGTTATGGAAATGGAACTCAATATACATTTGAACAGTTTTTAGAAGATAAACAAAAAGTTGATCAAGCGATGACTATGGAAGAATTACGTAGGGAATATGAGAGACAAATGGAGTTAAAAAAGATTAGAGATCAAAGAAATCTAGCAGCATATGGTGGTAGAATGGGTTATGCATTTGGTAATCCTGAACAAAATGCTATAAATGCAGCAGGAATCATGAACCTACCATTAAATCAAAACCCTGCAGGGGTAACAGAATTAGACCTTAGAGAAACAGGTGGATTTATTCCTCCAGTTGGTGTAAAAGAAAAGGCAGATGACATTCCTGCAATGTTATCAAACAATGAATTTGTAATGACAGCTGATGCTGTAAAACAATTTGGAGATGGTGACGTTAATAAAGGCGCTCAACGTATGTACGCTATGATGAAAAAATTAGAAAATGGAGGTAGAGTTTAATGGCTGAAGAAATTGTACAAACAACTAAACCTGCTCCGTTTATTGAAGCGGCAGCACAACCATATATAACAGATTTAACAAAAGCAGTTGGTGGGTTTAAAGGTGCAGATCTTTCACAAGTTTATGGACCACAATTTATAGCAGGATTATCTGATTTACAACAACAAGCACTTGGTAGTGTAAGTGGATTAGGTTCATACCAACCTTATTTACAAACTGCAGCAGGATTAGCGGGACCAACTGCATATCAACAGTTTATGTCTCCATATCAACAAGATGTGATTGATACTACTTTAGGAGAGTATGACATTCAAGCGCAAAAAGGTATGAGAGGAATTGCAGATCAAGCATTGGCTGCAGGTGCTTTTGGTGGTGGTAGAGAAGGTGTTCAAAGAGCAGAGTATCAAGCAGCATCAGATAGAAACAGAGCAGCATTACAAGCACAATTATTACAACAAGGTTTTGGTCAAGCACAAGGATTGGCTGCACAAGCTTTTGGTCAACAACAAAATTTAGCACAACTTGCTCCATCTTTAGCAGGTCAACAAATTGCTGGTTTAACTACATTAGGTGGAATTCAACAAGCACAAACACAAGCTGGTTTATCTGCGCAACAACAATTAGCACAACAACAAATGATGCAACCATTAACAGCTGCACAATATTATGGTTCAGGAATCATGGGTCTAATATCTGGATATCCTGGAGGACAAACAGTAGCTCAACAACCTACTCCTAGTCCATTACAAACAGCATTGAGTGGTGGTGCAACTTTAGCAGGTATCTATAGAGGACTAATTAAGGATTAATAAAATGAGTAAAGTATTTAATAGACCGATGTTTAGAAGAGGCGGCGAAGTTGGCGGTGGTATTATGACTGGTATTGTGGATAGAGAAATGCATAATCTTTCTGATCCAGATGGAGTAGGAGGTCAAATAACTCCACCATCTGAAAGAATAACAGCTGCATTAAAAGAGTTTGAAGAACCTGCATTTGATCCTGTAGCACAATTATTAATTCAAGGTGGACTAAAAGGTTTTTCAGAAACAGGTGGCGGTAGTACATTTGGTAATTTAGCAAAAGCGTTTGAAGGTCCTACAGAAAAATTTTTTGAAAGTGCTCAGAAAAGAAGAAACCTTGAAAGAGAAGTAAAACTTGCAGGTGTTGAAGCAGATATTGGTGCAGATTTACAAAGACAAAAATTAGATGAAGAAGCAAAACAAGCTCAATTACAAAGAGACTTTGTAGCTGCTCAAGGAGATTTAGATAGACAAAATGATATAAAAAAAGAAATTATAAAAGGTCAAAATAAAATAGATGAACTTCAATTTCTAATTGACAATCCAGATGCAGACATAGCTAAAAAAGGAGTTATACCTTCTCCAGAAGCAAGAGTATCGGATTTAACTCAAGTATTTATGGAAAGTGATAATATTGCAATAGCTAAAAATCCTGAACTAGCTGCTAATAATATTATTAGATTTAGAGTTAATGCTACTCCAGAAATTCAATCTCAATTCAAAGGTTATGTAGACTACACTTATGACAACAAAGGAAATGTAGTTCGTATTCCACCAAAAGGTGAACCAGGAAATATAATATATGATGCAGGTACATCTGACTTTTTAATTTTTGATAATCAAGGTGATACATATAGACTAAGTCCATTAACATACGAAGCTCAGGAGAGGTAGTACATGGCTACTATTAGCCTAGATGATCCTAGATTCAAACCTCGTAAAGTAGAGGAAGAAGATAAGGATAAAGAAAAAGAACTAAATAAATTAGATTTAGATAAATCTTTAAATCAAGAAAAAGAAAGCAAGTGGTTTAAAAGAATAGAAGATGACAATGAAGTCTCTGGATCTACAGCATTTGCTGCGGGTGTATTATCGTCTGCTATAAAAATACCTGAAGGATTTGCATCTGTTACTGCAGAATTATTTGATTTAGGTGGTGGTAAAATATTGGGTATACCCGACATTTCAGAAAAAGACATTAGTTATGCAGCAGAAGTAGAAAGATTTTTTGATAAAATAAATCCATTTGAAGAAGTAGCTGAAGAAAGAGCTATTGGTAAATTAACAGAAGCAATAGGACAGATAGCAACGTATGGAACACTAGGAGCAAAATTAACTACAAAAACTGTAGAAAAAATAGCCAATAAATTATTAAAAGCTAAAAGAGCTA